ATCCACAACAACCATGTCTACATATTGGATCCAATCACTATCTTCAAAACGACTTTGTATAATACCTGTGTTAGCAATAATAATATCTGCATTGGGATCCAATTCGATTGATCCTGTCCACTTCGTCATGGAAAATGAAACGCCATATTCTTTAAAGTCTGAATAGGTTTGATTGACTAATCCTAAATCCGGTACAACTATTAAGCATTTAAATCCCGGATGCCAACATGATTGTACTAATGTGGCCATGGTCAATGTTTTACCGGCTCCTGTACCCAAAACAGCCACACCCCTACCTTGTGATAAACATAATTTTACTGTTTCTTCTTGATAATCTCTTAAAGGATATTTTTCGTAAAAATTATTTTTAAATTGATATACAATATTAGGAGATAAAGCGTCTGTTGCAGCTTTTGTTAAATGCATTTCAGAGGTTATGCCACTTTTAAATAAAAATTTTTTAATCTCTGTAATTAGACCAATATCAAATAATCCTGTGGGTGTTATTGAATATAATCGTTTAGGCATGAAACGATTATGTCTCATAAATTTAGCTGCTGGATTTTCTACTGAAAAATGTTCTCTAATTAGATCAAAATGATCACCAGTTAAAATACCCTTTTTCTTTTTTACATGATAATCTACTTCTATCATTGTTGTTCTAATTTTAAAATTTCAATTACATTTTTAATATCATAGGTCATTGAATTGAAATTCTTTTCTACCTTTTCTAAGAGTTCTATTACATATTCCAATTCTTTAATTTTTTTATTCAATTCAATAACTTCGGTAAATTCATCTAAGCGTTTCTCAGCTGTTACTTTCGAAAGTTGTACTGGTGCATCAGTTATAACTTTATTCACTAATGCTTTCTTAAGATCTTCTTTTTGTTTTTGATACTTGTTCAGTTCAACTTTATGTTTAATTAAACGACCAACCCAAAAGTGTTTTCGAACAGGCAATCTTAATTGCATATCCCGTAAGTTCATTTCATCCAATACTAGATCCGATTCAATTTCTTTTATGTAACGGTCTAACAACTCCATCTATAAATGATAAATATTTTTTAAGAATGTCAAGGACTTTTGAAGAGTTATATAACCAATTAATGGAAATGATGTCTGCAGATGTCCTAGGACCGGGTTCTGAGACAAACATGGGTGGTGCTGTGGGTAATAAAGATTTTTATAATCCCGGGTCTGCAGTACTAGCTAAACCATTAGGCAAACGTAAACGCGGTAAAATGAGATTCAATCGAAGAAATCTTAAGAGGACCTTATAATGGATATTGGACACTGGGAAAGCACTGTTCCGTTTGTTTCTGCATATGGTTTCATTTACCTTATAACAAATATTGTTTCAAATAAAAAGTATGTAGGTAAGAAACAAATGCAGACTGTTAAAAAATTAAAACCTTTAAAAGGCAAAAAAAATAAAAGACATTTTGTAATAGAAACAGATTGGAAGGAATATATGTCTTCGTCCAATGATCTTTTAGACGATATAAAAAATTTGGGTAAAGAAAATTTTAAATTTGAAATATTACGATTTTGTGATAGTAAAAGTGAATTAGCTTACTATGAAGCTAAGGAACAGTTCGATCGTGAAGTACTCATGAGTGATGAATATTACAATGGTATAATTAATCTAAGAATCGGCAAGATTAAGAAAAAAAGTTTAAATTCGGGGGTTGATAATTAGACTACTGATCTAACTATAATAGATATTAGATGGTAGAGAGTGCGACATACAGTGAATATAATATTAAAATATATAATTTAAATAATATTATTAATATTGCTGAACTTGATATATTTAAATATTTCCATATTAATAATATTATTATTAATTTTAAATCTCGCGACTGCAAACGATTAATTACCCATTTTATCATTAATAATATTTTAAAATATATCAAAAACCCTGAATCTGAAAAAGTTGTATTAAATTTTAATAATATAACATTACAAATTTTAGACAGTTGCCATTTAGATAATATTATTATTATAATTAATAAGGTATTACGAAAATTTAAAATTTGTTATATTAATTATAATAATATTAATAATTTACAAAGTACCGATCTTTTAGATATTAAACGAAATCTACAAAGATGTAATATTACTTCGAATAAAATTTATAACATCAAAAAATTTTTAAAAGATGGTGGATTTAATCACCTTAATGATTCTCTGACTAATGATCAACAATTAAGATTGACATTAGCTAAATAGAATCAATGAAATTTACGAAATTAGTTAATACAAAACTAAGGTTGTATGGTGAAGCAGAATTACCTGAGCTAGAACAGCCGGATGCATCATTACCACAACAAATAGATACAGCCTCTCCTTCTGAAGTAGATACCTTAAAACAAGATACTGATTCAAAAGTATCTTTAGTTATTAAAGGCACATTAGACATGGTAAGAGATGTTGTTAGTGTTTTAAAACAAACATTTGCATCTGAATTGAATTCAACAAAAGGTGATTTTCTCGATAAAAAACTACAAGAAATTATAGATGCATCTAGCATAACAGATTCGTCAGCTGCTACACCAGAAAGACTAAATGAAATACAAAGAAAAGTAAAAGAATTATTACCAGGAGGAGAAGTTTAATATGCCATATAAAATCAAAAAACAAGGCTCTGGTTATTTTGTTTGTAATGCAAAAACAGGTAAAAAGAAAAATCTTAAAGCACATAAAACAAAAAAAGAAGCACAAAAACATCTAGCAACACTCAACATTAATGTCAGAGAATCCTTTAATGATGTTTGCAATGATTTACTGAAGGCATATCTTATTGAAAATGTTCCCACCACATCATTATCTGGTGCGTCTTTAGACTTAGATAATAATGATGAACATAAAGCTGCAGCTGCAGAGATGCTTAAACAAGATCCAGAATTGCAAAATGAATTAGGAAAGTTTAATCAAATGAAAAAGGTTGTTGATACTAATACATGGAAAACAATCCCTTTAGATCAACAAAAGAAAATCATTGATATTGCTAAAAAGCGATTGCAGCAAGGACAAAAAAATAATGCCGGGAACACAGGTTCACCAGCATTACCTCCTACTAATATTGCAGCAACTGGCGGTACCAGTAACGCCGCTTAACGTGTTTGTGAAAATTCTACAAATTTGTAGAATTCAGCTCGAGCATTGTTTCCGTTATCCATAAACGCACCAGACATCTTAGCTGTTCTCATGGTAGAATCATGTTTGATTCCTCTATTTGAACAGCAAGTATGTTTGCATTCAATTAATACAGCGACACCTTTATTATTTTCACAAATATTATTTACATAATCATGAATTTGTGAAGTTAAGCCTTCTTGGATTTGTGGACGTCTAGCAAACCAATCAACAATACGATTAAGTTTAGATAAACCAATTACCTTTCCATCTACTGAAGGAATATATGCAACATGTGCTACGCCAGTAAAAGCAGCATGATGATGTGAACAAAGAGATGTTACTTTAATATTGTTTTGACATACCATGCCATCATAACCGTCTTCATTATCAAAAGCAGTAATATTTGGTGGTTCGTTATAACAACCTGAAATGAGATCATTAACAAATGCTTTAGCTACTCTTCGAGGTGTATCAGCACTATTAGTATCTGATTTCCAATCAAACTGCAAAGCATCCAAAAATTGTGCATATGCTGTTGCAGCTTTATCAATGATATTTTTCTTTTCTTCGTCACCCAATGGTAAATTACCATTGGCTCGGGTTAGTAATTGATTACCTAATTTAGACATTAAACCATTATAAAATGGTTTCGGTTAATTTCAATATTTTATGAGATAATTGATAGCCACATAAGGTTGCATATTATTATGTGGTGTGTTATTGCCAGTAGTCCCGGTATACCCACCCGCAGAACTAGTTTCACCAATATACGCTGAAACGTCGGCAGAAAATGTTGTATTATTATTTAGTGACTCAAACATAGCCTTTCTGGCTAATGGCCCCGGCGCGAGTGCTATAGTTTGCGGATATCCATAGTTATTAGCACGCGCACTTCGCTCATAAAAATCAATATAAAAACTATTCATATTAGCAATATTAAAATATTTGTGTGTATGACTATTGGCATGAGAATGCGAAGGTAATTCACCTTCTGTTAATCTATGATAAAATTCACCACTACTCTTGCCCAATATTATTGAATCGTTTTCATTCCAATTTCCAAATTGTGGTTTCAATGGTGATGCGCCATTACAGAATCCAATTATTGCCTTTCCTCTCAAATCAGGTAATCTAAATGAATCGGCTGTTTGTGGCCCATATAATCCTCCTATAACATCATATAATTTTTTATAATTAGTTCTAGATACTAAACTACCGTCACAAAGTAACCATCCGGGCAATAAATCATTATTTATAATTTTTCCTGTATATGCTTTAATAGAACCAGTAGGCATCACCTCATCTAATGATTCTTTTATTTCCGATTTAATATAATCAATTAATTGATTCAAAGATGTGAACCGCGTTTCAATTTTTTTATCAACCGGGTTTTTTTGATTAACGACAAAAGTTTCATCTCCCCTTAAAGAATAAGTTTGTTTTAAACTAGAAATAGGTAAACTATCTTCCATATTAATATTTAATAATAAAATTCATAGATACATTACTTTGCATATTTGAATGAAATTTGTCACCACCTTTTGGTGGTATGTCACTACTTTGTTTTGTAATGCTATCAAATTCTTCCCTATATTCTGGTGTAGGAAATTTTTTTCTTCTTTTAATTTCATCAATTACATTTTGATTTGGTGTAAAAATCAAAGCTACTGGCGTATCTAGATATTTTTTATATCTGTTATAATTATCTTTGAGGTAATATTTTCTCGATACACCGAGTTTATCGAGGTCGGTTCCGTATATTACATCGAGATTATTCACATTTCGAAATATAGTAAATCTATTAGGGAAGTATTCGCCGCGTCCAATATTAAATGCAACCCAATTTTCTGATGGTGAAGCTAAAAAAGCACCGGCTATATGCCAACCATATGGCCATCCCCATCTACCGTATCGCAATGTGAAGTCTCCTAGATTTGTATAATTTAAAATTTTATGTGTATGAGGTGCAAGATAATGATCATGCCCAGTATGTGTATTTTGTAATTGTATATTAAACACGCCTCTATCCGGATAATTTGGATTATTACCTTCGCCTAAATTAATTTTCTCACCTGATATCCAATTACCAAAATTAGGTTCGAATGATTCACCTGTAGATGAATATCCCATTTCTATGCGACCCTTAAAATCAGGTAATGTAAAGTTTTCTTCTGTAGAAGGACCGTATGTTTCACCAATTAAACTCCATAATGCAAAGTAATCAGCTTTTTTTACACTTTGTCCATTACAGAGTAACCACCCCTTTATGGATTCCTGACCTAAGACTTTACCCGCATATGGTATTATAGTTCCAACTTCAATTGAAGTTGATAACATTTTTTTTGCTTCCTCTTTGGCTAAAGTTGATACAACTGATAAAGGAACTGTGCATGTTTGATAATTACCCGTATCGTCTCTTTGGTTAATTAAAAATTCAACCGGACTTGCTGACAGTGCATAGGATTTATCTAGATCTGAAATTTTTACAGGTATATCAGCCATTTATCATATTTAATTATATTCATAAATATAAACATGAAACGTTTTAATAAGGTTATTGAAAATAGTCTTAAAGATAGTCAGTTGGTTCGCGTAAAATTAAAAGTAGATCCTGCCAATTGTTCGTCTGGTGAAATATTAAAATATAATGGTTATGAAGGTTATATCCTTGCCGAAAATGAATCTACTTTTTCTGTTTATGTAGAAGACCTTGGATTAGTAGCTACTGTTCCTAAAACCATTGTTTCTGTTCAGGACACTTTAGATCCATTACAAAAATTAAAAATAAATGCATTGCAATTTTTAATTAATAAAGGCTTAGTAAATGGATCTGATGAAATTCTTTTAAAGACAATTTATATGTCCCAGACTCCAGAATGTGTGGACTCTTACCTGAGAGAAAAAGGATTAACAGATTTTGATATTTGTTCTATATACAGAAACGCTTTGTTTTCTTAATACTTTATAATATAATTTACAGCTAAGAACGGTTGTATATTATTATGTGGCATATCGCCACCTGTTTCAGTCAATGCTATAATTGTAGAGGGTGTTGTTTTTTCATCATACTTAGGATTCCTAATTCCATTTTTTCTGTTTTTTACTTCTTTAAATACTTCCTGATTTTGGGGTGTGGTAGCCGAATTAACACCACCATCATTTTGCCACCACGTAAATTTTGTCAAGTCCATATAATTATGGGTATGTCCTACAGTATCATTATGTGTATGTGAAGGTATTTGACCTTCATTTAATGTATGTGTATATGAACCGCCCTCACTCCCTAATGAGACATCTGGTAATTGTCCTCCTATAGGTACTGTGCTATTGTTTACCGCACAATATCCCAATGGTACGCGACCTTTAAAGTCTGGTAACGTAAATGTATCTGCAGTGACCGGTCCATATATTCCACCTATGGTTTGAAATAATTTACTGTATCTAACACGAGACACAACTTGTCCATTGCATAATAACCAACCATCTAATTTATCAAATTGAAGAATATTACCAGCATACAATTTTATGCATCCTACCGGAATTTGTTGGTTTAATAATTTTGCAACTGCATCTAAAATATATTTAGATATATCATCAGAAGTGGTATATCGCGTTTCTAAGGCTCCGGCTTTATTTTCTTGATTAACAATAAAAACATCATTTCCATCGATTGGATATGCTTTTTGCAATTCTGATATTCTTACAATATTATCCATAGATTATCTATATTTAAGGTTTATGATTATTAATATGAGTACGTACGTTTCTACAAAATTAATTGAATTGGGTTCTTGTGCGTTCCGCCAATGGCGTGCAACACATTCAAGATGTAGTCTCATCCATGGATATCAATTGAAAGCCAAATTTTGGTTTGGTTGTTCAGAATTAGATGAACGAAATTGGGCGGTAGACTTTGGCGGATTGAAAGAACTCAAATCTAAGCTTCAGAATCAATTTGATCACACTTTGTGTGTTGCTGCAGATGATCCGCAATTACCATTATTTCAAGTCATGAATAGTCAAGGTATTTGTGATCTTCGAATTATGGAAAAAGGTGTTGGCATTGAAAGAACAGCAGAATTTTGTTTTGATGTTGCGAATGAGCACATTAAACAATTAACCGATGGTCGTTGCTGGGTTGAAAAAGTAGAAGTTTGGGAACATGAACTCAATTCAGCTTCATATGAAGCACCAAAGGAAACGAAATCATTAAGTGATACGGTTGTTAAGGCAGCTCAGGTTGCTAGTAAAGGCGCACCAGTAGGAAATGAAGTAACGTCTGGATTAGGTGGATTCTTTAAGGGAACTACATGGGCATGATAGAAAAAACAAGAGATCCAAATTTAATTGGTTTGGAAAGTAATGTATTTTCAAAAATAAATCAACTTTTAGGTCCTACTGAAAAAGTAGAACCTAAAAGTGATATTAAATTTATTTCTTTTGAAGATGCTTTAAAAGAATTATTAGAATTAGAAAAGTCTAGTGTTGTACCGACTCTAACTTCTTCACAATAAATTTCAAGATCTGAGATCTTACAACTTCATTTTCAGTGAAGAGAAAGGCGTGAATTCCTTGCTCTTCACTTTCTTCATTATTAAAGGCTTGTCTAATCTTAGAGAATCCTGATTTACTTCCTATATCTGCTTGGAACGAATCACCTATAATAATATATTTTGAATTCTCACCAAATCGAGTAAGAATAGTAGTCAATTCAGCAGTATTCATGTTTTGAGCTTCATCGACAATAACTACTGAGTCTCTAAATGTAAGACCGCGAACGAAATTTACAGGCATGCATTTAACAAATTGATCTCTCATTAATTCACCACCTATTTTAGAACCAACTAATTCATCTAATTTTTCCATCAATGGAAGAGACCATGGTTGGAACTTTTCTTGTAATTCACCAGGCAAAGAACCCATACTTTTAGATGCACTTTCTACAATACTTCTAATATAGATAATATTATTAATAGATTTTGTTTTGAGCATTTGAAGACCCGCTAATACTGCTAGATAGGTTTTAGCTGTACCTGCCGGGCCATCAACAAAGACCATTTTTGTTTGGTCATACATTAGCATTTCTAAGAATGAATTATGAACATCATTTAGTTTGAATTTATTTTGTATTTTAAAATTACAAAACCAATCTTTTCGTTTGCTAATTTCTAAGTTATGAAGAAGTACATCTGCATCTAATTTAAGATCCTCTTCTCCTTGCATCCGTTTTCTGGTTTTCTTGGCCATTAAACTTATTTATGGGTGATTTGCGTACATGTCTATATTATTATAAAACATGGATAATTTAGAAAATGAAAGTCTTTTTTTGAGTGAAGACAAAATCTTTTATACTCTTGAAGGAGAAGGTATGTATGTTGGCATGCCTTCTGTTTTTATGAGATTGTCAATGTGTAACCTTACATGTAAAGGATTTGCATCACCCGATTCACCACACGGCTGTGATTCTTATATCTCTTGGAGTGTAAAAAATAAAACATCTTTTAAAGAGATTGACGAATATATGGTTGATAGTGGTTTTAATTTGAGATTAAAGCAAAATGCTATTTTTAAAATCACTGGCGGTGAACCTTTTATTCAAGAAAAGAAGTTATTAAAATTTATTCAATATTTTGAGTATAAGAATGGATTTGTTCCAATTATTGATTTTGAAACAAATGGTGCACTGATTCCTTCAGATGAATGGAAAGAATTAAAAGCTACATTTACTGTATCGCCAAAATTAGCCTCAAATGGAGATCCAGAAGAAAAACGATATAATCCAGATGCTTTAAAATGGCATGCAGATAGTGGTCGCTCATTTTTTAAATTTGTGGTACAATCAGAAAATGATATTGATGAAATTGTAGAAAAATATATTAATAAATTTTATTTAGATAATAAAAATATTTGGTTTATGCCATGCTGTGGTTCTAGAGAAGAACATACAGAAAAAGCCACTCAAGTAGCTGAATGGGCTAAACAATGGGGCGTTAATTTCTCACCACGACTTCATCTTGTTCTTTGGAATAAAGCTTTAAAGGTATAATATGGATACAAAAAAAGTATCGAAAATCTTTATCATGAATGGTGATAAAGTATTATTATTATTGTCTAAATATTTAAACAAATATCATCTACCTGGTGGTCATGTAGATGAAGGTGAGACCTTTGAGCAAGCATTACAACGCGAAGTATTTGAAGAAACGGGTCAAAAATTAAAATATTATCATCGTATGGGGTTCACCAGTTATAATATTTGTTTATATATTGGTAGATTAAATTCTACCAATATTAAATTATCTGATGAACATTCAAAATATATTTGGGCACCCGTTAAGGATGCATTAAAATTGAATGTATGTAAATTCACATTCAGAGATATTAGGTATCTTCAAACCCTTCTAAAAGTAACTAAAAATACAGTCATTGACTCTCCTGAAGAAGAAAGTAATTAATGTTATGAGAATTGCAATTAGTGGAACAGCAAATATTGGAAAGACTACTTTGATTGAAGACTTCTTAAAGGAATGGCCAAATTATTCTAAAAATAAT